TGCGTCAGGCCCGCTCAGGTGAGACATTGCGACTGTGGGACTATGTCGATTTCAACGCCCAGCACACCAACGCCACAATGGTTGTTGACATGACTATGCTCGGACAGGCGTATGGGTGGGCGACGTATAACACGCCGCAGAGTCGGGCCGACATGCAGCGGTTCGCTGATTGGTGTGCCAACTCATTTAACAACATGTGGATAAAGTGGCCTGACTTGCACCGGTCGCATGCAGACTCAGGTCTGGCAAGTGGCTGTCGTGGTACGACCTGGATCAACACCACGTTGAATGCGGCTTATAATTGGTCGGTGCGCAGAAGCATCGAGCGCTTGCTCTATGTTCGGGCCGTGTTGTATGAGACTGACAAAGGTGATGACGTCTGGCAGTTGGTACGTGACTGGTTCACAGCGGCGCTGCTGTCACGTATGGCCCGGATCTGCGGCTATGAGGGTACCCCTTCGAAATGCTTCAACGGACCTGGGTTTGGTGAGTACCTCAAGCAGCTGTACGGTGCAGACGGCTCTGTGGTCGGCTGCAGCGCACGTAGCATTCCGATGCAAGTGGTGTCAAGCTGGCAGAATCGCACTTACCGCGACCCCATTGACACAGTGCTTGACTCGGCAGACCTTTTGGGCCTGCAGCTTCGCCGGGGGGTGTATGGCACGTGGGCCAACCGCGTCTTCCGCATGTGGAGCGAATATTGGGGGCAAATCAAGGTCGACGCGAACCGGAGGCATGTTGGTCTCGGGTTGTATGAAGATGCTGAACACATAGGCCCGACCCATGCCGGCCGCACAGTGTATTGGAAGCGCATACGAACAGAGCTGTGGCAACACATCGCGCACTTAGGTGGTCGACGGATCAGCGAAGTCTTACTGGACCCTTGCACCGCCGAGCTATGGGATCGCCACTTAGACCGTGGCTTATCGCCTATTGAGACGGCCGTCGCGCTGGGCCCAGCAACTCGTGTCCCTGCAAACGGTCTCACATCAAGGCCTCGCCTACCTGGGGCACGAAAGTGGGTTCTCGACATGATGGGTAAAAACATGAGCACAGACTATGTACGTTGGGCTTGCCACATCAGCCCATCGTTTGCTCGACTGTCGAAGGCAGGCAAGGAGGCTATCGCAACTGCAGCGCAAAACGACAACTTCTCTGGCACGCTCCCACTCCGCGAGCGCAGCCGGCAATTACGTATGCGTCAGGTCATGGATGTTGCATGGGTGAGCAACCTCGAGAGTCGATTCTTAAGCTTGTCGCACCGTAAGCGCCGCACGGCAGACGAGATCATGCGCCTTGCCAGGTGGTTGCCTCGGGATGCGAGACGCGAAGGCGGGTGGGCGATGGGTGAGCTCAAACGTCTGAGCAGCACGGCGTACGTTCAATACACGGCGTGGAAGGGGCGTCATGCACTCCAACCGCCGGAGTGCACGATCATGCTTAAAAACCACCAGGACGGGCACCGGGTGTACATGCTCAAATCATTACTAAGCCGGGGCTCACTGACAAGCCGGAGCTTGCCTGAAGGATTCAACTTGAGCACGTCATTCGGCTTGGGGTCACACACCAGGCTCGGGAGGTTGGACGCTTACAAGGCGATGATCACGCGCCCTGAATACTGGGATCGAGGTTTGCCTGAGTCGGGGCGCTAC